CGACTATGTGCGGTTGTGAATCGCACATAGTTTCGCGAAAGTTAATTTTGTTTGTCCCTATGTAGTTTTCAATGTACGTGTACGTTCCCTTACTAACGTGCGTGCTCTCAGCGTTTCCGCCTACTACGAGCGATACGAGCGTTCTGGTAGTACTAAGAGAATCTTACGCTGCTTGTAACGGTTTAGCCCACAGGGAAGCCAACATTTTTCACGCTTGTTTTAGACCCCTAGAAGCCCCGTAGAGCCGTTTTCGGATTCCGCAGGGGTTTCGGGTAGGGGACGGCGGCAGGACACGCGGACGCGCTAACTGCCTACTTGACGGCACACGTTGTAACGCAGTTACGATTTATTTATGGCTACTAACTCTCCTGATTCGACTTACACACACGTTGCTATTCGTATGGGCGGATTAGTTGTAGAAATCGGTACTGAAACCGCGTACCCCGATATGGTCAGCGATATTACAAACCGCGTGCTAAATACTTTCCAAGAATCAGTAAAGACCGCAAAAGAAAACGGCATAGATATTTCTAATATGCGACTCATCACAACTGAGTACGGGGACGATTACGAAGAAGAGTAATGTGTAAAGATTGCGGTAATTGCTCTAAAGAACACACGGTCACAATAGATGACGCAGTAGACGCGGTTCTTGATAGCCCTATCTAGTCAAGCCAAACTTTATATTCAGCCGTTACACGACCACGCACAGGGTCAATAAAGTGAAGACGTTGTGACGGAATAGCACTTGCGGCAAGAAGGTCACGTGCGTATCGGTTATCAGATTCGGTACTGCCAGTTTGATAAACCGAACCTTGACCGTTAGCCATTGGCCAGCAAGCGTGCGTGTGGTAGTGACCGATATAAACATCACGAAATTCCCACGGGTACGCACCTGACCGCCAACGGTTAGCGTGTCCGACAATAGCGGCAGGTGAAGCAAAGCCATTACGTCCTACTTCGTCACCGTGAATTAAAAGCGCGCGATAGTTTCCGACTTCTACTTGTTGTACGTCATCAGGGCAATCTTGCCAAGTTAATCTTTTTTCGTCCGCTAATAACTGACGCGCTAGTTCGTAACACATACGGTCAATATTGTCGTTTCTTGGAACGTCCGCGCGCTTGCTTCCAATACGTCCGTGGTTACCCCATTCTGCTACTACTAGTACTTTTTCATAAGTTGCTAAGGCTTCTCTAACTACTTCGGTAATTAAACGCGAAACGGTTACGTATTGTTCAAATAAAGTAGAGTCAATTTCGTGTAGTTGCGCAGGGTAATTAAATAAACCTTCGACCATATCTCCACCAAAAAGTATTACTACATCTTTTACGGGGTGGTCTGCTCTCTGAATCTCCGTAATACGTCTTGCCTTCTTAACGAAATTAAAGACGCGTTCGCGCATTACCTGTGAGTTATAAGTAGTAGTTTTTTTTGAACCTTGCCAATCGGTTAAGTGCCATAGGGCTACTTCAGGTTTAGTTTTTCTTTTATCTAATACAGGCGGTATTACTGGCGGAATCTTTCCCATAGATAAGGTTGCGTCATACGCGCTTTGTTTAGTTGCTACTACTAATTCATCAGTACGTTGCCTTGCGTCTTTTAATTGCTTCTGAGTTCTTATTAAGGCTCTACGTAATTCATCTAAATCTTCGTTAGCCACTTCGTCTGGAATCTCTTCCAAACGTTTTTCTAGCGTCACTTATCCTTACCTATGTAATACGAAGCCGCACTATGCGCGTGTTCGGTATAACCGACTTTATCAAGCCAATTATCTTCGTGTTCAGGATTCTTAAACGCTCTTACCGTTTTAAAAGCGTCCATCATTAGTCCAACTTTGAAAGGTTCTATAGGCGCAGTACCTAGAAGCGCACCCCAAATTTTTCCTATTGTTAAAAAGTTTTGATAGAAGTCCCCGTGATTTAATTCGCGTTCTTCAAGTATCTTTTTTACTTCTTGTTCTCGCACCGACATACTCCCCGTCTATGCGTACTGATACTTATTTCAGCAATCCTATGTCCTTCTTTACGTAGGGCATTAGCAAGGGTGACGTCAGGAATTCTTTTTTCAATAGCCTTATGTAAAGCGTCTTTGTCCTCTTTACTTAACTTTTCTATGATTAAAGCAAATGGGCAAGGTTGGTCTTGCTTCTTATACCGAACCATTTCAATCGAATCTTCTAAAGTCATAGGAAAAGGGTACAGGGAAGACTTCTCAGAAGGCAACCGACACGAGCAAAAGAAATAGCCCCGTAGCGTCTTCCCCAATCCGCTACAGGGCTAAACCTTTTATTGTTTATTTAGTTTTTTTAGGCTTACTTGCCTTTTTTAATTCTACTTCAATCTTGTCGGCAATCAAACCGAAAGCAGGGTCATTAGGATTGACCGCACGGATTGCTGGACCAACTACCGATACAAGACCAGCAATTACGATTGCCTTGATATCAGTTTCTCCATTTACTACGGCGAACGTTACAACTGCTACGAAGGTACGCGCATACGAAGCAACTACCGCTTTAAGTTTCTTGCTATCCATATTTATCCTTTCTTTGGTCGCGCTACTGCCATAATGGTTTTGTAGTCGCGCTTCTTTAGGTAAAAACCGTCACCGTTACTTTGTGAACCTTTTTTACCGCTTGAAGTATTTCCTTCCCACACTTGGAGATACTTTAATGCGGTGTTATGCCATTTAACAATTCCAACGTGGTCAGGCATAGCGTCTTCGTCAAACTGGAAAAATACAAGGTCATTAGGTTGCGCTTGTCCTAAGGGTACTAACTGATTATTTTTAGTTAGGTATTTAAGCCACTCATCACAAGACGCAAAACCTTTTGGCTTAGTCTTTGGCGCAACTTCAAGGATTCGTCCTGCTTCGTGAAAAATTTTAGACGCACTCATAGCGCACCACGGCTGGTTATTTAATCCGTACCACTTACCAAAAACAGTATCGTTATTACCTACTTCTAAATAACCTTCATAGCCTTTCGCAATTTCTTGTACTGAACTCATTTGCTTTCCTTTTCTATCACGGGTTCTTCAAGCGGTTTCGGTTTAGATTTCAAACCGTTAGCACTAAGAATCCCTGCGAGCGTTCCAGTTAAGAATACACATAGAGTAGAAACTAGGTCAATAAATGCGGCGTCATTTGGTGCTTGCGCCATAGGTTGTGTAATAAAAAGTAACGCATAAAGAAGACTAAAAACGCTTCCAGCAAAGACTATTGCGAGTATTACGCCGATAGTAACGATTAAACGCGCGTGTAATTCTTCAGGTGTAAATCTTCTTCTAGTCATTATTTGTTTCCACTTCAGGAAGTAAGTCTTTTGTACATTGACCGATTGCTTCGCATTGTGGCGGATTACATTCGGGCTTTTGCCAGTTTTCATATTCTTGGCACGGGTAACGAACCCAACCCTGATAGCCACAACCGCTTAGTAATAGCGTTAATAGTATGCCCCCAATTAAACACTTACGCATTTATCCGTGTCTTAATAACGGCTTGGTTAATCTTTAATTCATTTATATCCGCGCAAGCCCTATTCATTTGGTCTTTCAAAGATAGTCCGCCGTTCTCGTATAGTTGGTATTCAATACGAATTAACCGCTTATCTTGTTCTGTTAAACGGTTATCTAACTTACGCCAAATTTTAAAACCGCCAACAGGTGCGCCTATAAAGATACCAAATATTGTAGCAAGGCTAGCAAAGTCATCTAAAGTCATAATGTAATGGTAGCAAACTAATTATGGATAAGTAGTATCTGTTATTTTGCGCCAGTTTGTGCCGTTCCAAAATACTAATTTATTAGTATTAGTATCAAAGAAAATATCGCCTGTGCGTGGATTTGTTGGCGGATTAGTAGAAATATTAACGTTAGGCGCGGTAAATCTTTGCGCAGTTTCTAACTTATTTAAACGGTTATAAATCTCCTGAAACATTACACGTAAGTCAGGTGGTTGATTTATGTAAGCCATAGCCGTTCCTAGTTAGTAGTAGTTGTTAAAGTTAGCGTTACGCGTTCTGGTCCGTCTTCCCCAGGTTCTACGTTAATTCCAACTATGCGGTAAACAGTATCAAAGCCTTCAGGAAAACGTTCATCTTGAATAATTAAACGCGCGTCATCTCCAATATCGTAAGTTCCAAAAACGGGTTGTACGAACGCAGGAACAATAACTTTAACGATTGGTGGTGGTTCAGCAAGCGCAAGAACTTGCGCCGTAGCCAATTCGTCAAGCACGGTTTGGTCGGTTATATCTGAGTACGAAATTGTAAAATCAAGTAAAGGAAATCCGTCAAGAAGCGAAGTAGCGTCTGCCGCGTCTGCTCGTAATTTACCTTCATTAGAACCTGCGCCTGTAACGTAAAGATTATTAGTAACAATAGAACCGTCTTCAGGGTAATCATACTCAACAATATTTCCAGCAGGGAAAATAAATACTGGCGTTTGTAAATCGCCTACGCCTGAATCAACGTTACCTGTACGTGGGTAACCAAGTACTAACGTCTTAGTAGGTTCGTTTGTAACGTTATCGTATTCAACTTTAATATTAAAATCAAACCCGTCATCTTGGTTAGATAAATCTTTGACCGCTTGCCATACGTTCTTATATTCGTAATCATAATAAATACGGTCTACAAGTACGCCTGAAACTACCGTAGGAACGATTACGCCAATATCACCCGAAGGCAAAGCCTGTGCGTCATCTATAAGAGTTTTAACTATTGTTAATTGGTCGGTATTAGTAAACGCTTCTGTTGTAGTTATAAGACGTTTTTCAAAATAAGATTCAAATTCGCGCGCGGTAATAGAAAGAATTTGACTTGCTGAGTTATAAGAACGTTGCCATATAACGCCACCCCATACAAGGATTCCGTCCCTATCAACGTAAATAGCGTTACGTGTAGGTTGCGTAGAAGCGTCTACGTTATATCCGTATGTATTTACTCCTGAAAGAAGTAGGTGCGCTTGAAACGTACCTGCCTGATTTAATTGCTGGTTAAAAGAAACTCCTGTTATAGGAAGTTCAGCAACTATCTCATTAGTTAAAAGGTCAGCAAATAAATAACGGTATGTAGTAGTCATTACTCACCAACCTTTAACCGTTATTAAAGAACGATTGTTGCCGCTTCTTCTTGGGTTAGACCGAGTGCTTCTAATTTAGCAAGTGCGCTTGCTTTTGCTTCGGCTTTGGCTTTTGCTTCGGCTTCCTGTTGCGCTTTTATCTCAGCAAAGATTACTGCGTCCGCCTCGCGCTGAGCAATTTCTTCGGCGGTTAGTTCTACCTCAGTAGTTACTCCTGTGGAGCAATCTACGATTAGTTTATGTGACATTGTTTTTCCTTTCTTAGTTTTTCTTGATTCCGTATAAATAGGCAGTTGAGTATTCTCTAAAATTACTTACTGTTTCAATAGTTATAGAGGTAATTGCAGCAGAATTACTCCATAACCCTGTAACCAAATTTATAAATCCCCCAGCACCGCTAAATTCTTGAACATTATCTGAAGAAAAAGATTTATTATTACTACTTGTATAGTTACAAATATAAACATCGGTGCTATTTGGCGTTTGTGTTTCGTTTCTAATACTGCCAAGATATCTAGCAAGTGAAGCAGACCCAGGAGTATTAACACTATCTGAGTTTATATATATTCCTGAAAAATTTGCGGTTGAACCATTAAATTGAATATATATACCTTCAGTATTATTACCTAATGCAGACGATTTTATTAAAAGGTCAGTATAGGTTGCAGGTATGCTAGTAAATTGTATAGTTGCAGCCCCACCACTACCCACAGTTACTGCTGCTATTTTTTCGTATGTAGTAGCCATTATGCCGCCTTGATTCCGTAGAGGGTGAAGGTTGAGCCAGCAATTAGTGTACGACCATCGTTAGTATCTGGCGCAATAGTCACAATGTTTATCGCAGATGTAGAACGCCATACTCCCACACTTCCCGTAGTTCCTGGAAAAGATGAGTTGTTATTCGCAATGCGATTAAGAAATGTTTTGAAGGTTGTTGTATTGGAATAATTCATTAAGTTTATATAAAAACTATAATTTAAACTATTATTCATAATACCTACTGTGCTACCAACATATATTTTAGAACTGCCACCAGCCCTGCTACTTGAAACAGTTGCGCCATTCCCATCAAGAAAAGTAGCAGAATAAACAGCACTTGTATCTACTGAACCGTTGCCAACACGAAATGTTAAGTAGTCGGTAGTTGAACACCCAGTTTGACCTACTATAAATAGGTCGGTA